GGATGAGATTGTAGCTGACCGTATTACATTTGTGCCTAAGGATATCTTTACAGATAGACCTATCGCGATATCAGCTTCATTGAATATGTTCTTACAACTTGGTGTCAAAGCCACGTTGGAAGATTCATTGAAGTCTGTAGGTGTCGATTTGACAGATCAATCTAAGAATCAGCATTTTGCTTTCTTAGGGTCCCGTGATTGTTATAATAGTGATGGAACTGAAAATCAATATCAGTTCTCCACAATCGATTTAGCTTCTGCTTCTGACACTATCTCCTTTGAGTTAGTTAAGTTGTTGTTGCCACCGGAGTGGTTCGGTTATCTTTGCGACCTCCGCCATACACATGGGGAGATTGAAGAAAATGTTCTCGTACGTTATGAGAAATTTTCCGCAATGGGTAATGGTTTCACTTTTCCACTGGAGTCGCTTTTGTTTTGGGCGGTAGCGAAAGCTACGCTTGAAACAAATGGGCATCCTAGTACTCAACGTGACATCGCCGTTTACGGTGACGACATTATCGTGAGAAAACTAGGTGCCGCCGCAGTCTGCGCCAATTTAAACTGGTGCGGATTTCTTATAAATACTGAGAAAAGCTTTATCTCAGGACCTTTTAAGGAATCATGCGGTGCGGACTATTTCCAGGGGCAATCAGTTCGTCCTTTTTATTTGAAACGTTCGGTAAATACTTACCGCGATATATATCACATTGCTAATCGTTTGCAAGTGATATGTGCCCAACAGAAACATTATGTTGGTTACGCGCGAGTATATACCCAAGCCATTGCTCATATTCCTGTGGATCGACGAAACTATGTTCCGTTGTTCTTAGAAAATGAAGACTCTGGTATTTCTGTCCCTTATTCTTACATGATCAATCGTGGCATTTGCCCGGTTTTGAAAGAAGATGAGTTCAAGAAATATGTGGAAAAAGATTACATATCGAATCAATTAACACCGCATGCGGGGTTAATGTTCGCTCGTCTAATGACTATGAAAGCCTTGGAATACAAAGGCCGATTAAACATTAGAATTATGTTGTCTCTCAAAAGACGTTCTAAACCTCTACACAATTTTATGTCTGCTGAAGATTTTCTTCATATGCAGGCGAGTGGACAGGGCAAGATTACTCGTAAGGGTAAACTTGAATGTAGTACGACTATGGTACCGGTCCTAAATTGGGACGGTGCTAAGTCATCCGGTGTATCTTGTACACGCCACCTTGTGTGGAATGTACTGGTGTAAAGGTACACCACCCCGTTCCCGGGGTTTTCTGGGGCTAACGATTGATGCTGTGCAT